GAAATGATCACGGCGCTCACCCACTTGCAGCATGTCCGTGACAAGCACGTCATCTACGTTGCCATTCTGGAAGAGAAGACTGATGACTTCAACCGGCGCTACTTCCAATTGCAGCTGGAGGGCAGCAAGACCGCGCTCGAATTGCCAGGCGTGCTCGATGAAGTCATCACGCTGGCGGTCCTCAAGGCAGAGGATGGCAGTAACTACCGCGGCTTCGTGACACGCGCCGACAACCCATTTGGCTATCCCAGCAAAGACCGCAGCGGCCGCCTGGAAGCCATCGAAGAACCCGATCTCGGAAAACTCATCGCCAAGTGCCTGGGCCAGAACGCGCCCGTACAGCAAACCCCATCAATTTAAAGGACATCCCATGAACGCCTATTCACAATCCAACGCCAGCGGCAACTGGAACGATTTCAACGACGCCGAGGCCCAGCACGGTGCATTCGATCTGATCCCCAAGGGCACCATCGTCCCCCTGCGCATGAGCATCAAGCCCGGTGGCCATGACGACCACAGCCAGGGCTGGACCAACGGGTACGCTACCCAGTCGTTTGATACCGGTGCGGTCTATCTGTCCTGCGAGTTTGTCGTCACTACCGGTCCGTTTGCCAAACGCAAGATGTGGTCAAACATCGGATTGCAATCGGCCAAGGGCCCAACCTGGGGTCAGATGGGTCGCAGCTTCATCCGTGCAGCCCTGAACAGCGCGCGCAACGTCAATCCACTGGACAACTCACCGCAGGCAGCAGCTGCACGCCGGATCAACAGCTTTGCCGATCTGGACGGCATCGAGTTCATTGCCCGGGTCGATGTGGAGAAGGACAACAAGGGCGAAGACCGCAATGTGGTCAAGATTGCCATCGAGCCTGACCACAAGGACTATGCGGCACTGATGGGTGTGGCGCCAAAAGCGGTGACCGGCGGCGGCAATTCCGGTACGCCCGCGCAGGCCGCACCCACGTTTGCAGCGCCAGCGCGTTCCGCTCCAGCGGCAGTGAGCGGCAAACCCGCATGGGCGCAGTAGCCAGGGGATGGACATGTCATTCCCACAATGTTTCGATTCACATCACCAGTTTCGCGAGTGGACACAGGCGGCGCGGCGCAGCAATCCCGGTGACAGCAGCTTCTGCACCGATTGCACGGCTGAGTACCAGAAGCAAATGCTTGCCCAAGCGCGGTGCTTTCACCCGGCAACAACATTCCCCATCGGCTCTCGCGGCGGCGTTGATGGTCGCCGCCCAGAAAAAGAGCGCGTTGGCTATCAGGAGGTAGCGTGAAATGCTGGGTCTGTTCACGCCAGGCGCGCGGCTATGGCCATTCAGAAAATCGCCACGCCATCGGCGACCCCAAGCGATACCCCATCGACTGGGTGTTTTGCTCACGCCGATGTCAGGACGCGTTTCACAAATGCTACGGCAATTGGTCGCAGGCATTGGACCGAGACGTTCCAGCGGAGGCCGCCATGGTTGATGTCACGCCCCTGGAAAACGCTGCCATGCGCATGTGCCTCAAATCCTTCGGCGATGCGGCCAGTGCCATCGGTTTCGACAAGCCCCTTGGGGCTTATTCGGAAGCGGAGGCGCTAAGCGTGATCGACGCCATCGTCACCGGCTATGTGCAGGAGATGGCTGCGCAGCACGAGCGCAGCAAGTACCCAGCCGTGCGCATGCCCGCCAAGACGCCGGTCGACGATCCGTTTTGCGACGCCATCCCGCTGCTCACCGAGAACCCATTCACCGACATGGTGGGTGATGAGCCATGGGAGCAGGGCGCATGATCGATTTCAACTCATCGGCAAGTCTGTCGGGGCGACTGCAAGAACTGATGGACGTGGCGCTGGAAGCGGAACGGGATGCCACACCGGCGCGCGAGTACCTCGGTGCATCGCGTCTGGGCGCGGCTTGTGAGCGCCAGCTTCAATACGAGTACGCCAAGGCCCCGGTCGATCACGGCAAGGGTTTCTCGGGGCGCTTGCTTCGCATCTTCGAGCGCGGTCACCGAACGGAAGACATGGTGATCCGCTGGTTGCGCATGGCCGGCTTCACCCTGAAGACCGAGGATGCCAACGGTCACCAGTTCGGCTTCTCTGTTGCCGGTGGCCGCCTTCGTGGTCATGTTGACGGCGTGCTGATCGCAGGTCCCGATGGTTTTGCCTACCCCGCCCTTTGGGAAAACAAATGCCTTGGCGCCAAGGCATGGCGTGATGTCGAGAAACACAAGCTTGCCGTTTCCAAGCCGATCTATGCGGCGCAGATCGCGCTGTACCAAACCTACCTCGAGTTACACGAGCATCCGGCGCTCTTCACTGCGGTCAACGCCGACACGATGGAGATCTACGCCGAGTTGATTCCGTTTGACGCGGCATTGGCACAACGCATGTCGGACCGGGGTGCGCGCGTGATCACTGCCACCGAAGCCGGAGATCTTCTCCCGCGCTCGTTTACCGATTCCACTCACTTTGAATGCAAATTCTGCGCTTGGGCAGATCGTTGCTGGAGGACCAATCCATGATCAACAGTCAACAAGATTTACCCATTGAGGCAGAGCCCATGGTCGACGCCAAACAGGCAGCGTGCGCGCTGCGACTGCCACTGTACTGGTTTGCCGACCAGAAGCTGCGTGCCAAGTACCGCATTCCGCATTACGTGATGGGCGGCCTGGTGCGCTTTCGCATGGGTGATCTGAGCACCTGGGCCGCCAATAGCCGTGTGGTCAGTGGCTCCAACGACAAGACCCCGCAACTGGAGGGGCCTGCTCATGATGGACTTTAACGACGCGATACCGGCGCCTTCGGCGAACGAGGATTCTCGTCGCGAGGAAATTCGAGCCAGTTTGCTGAGCAAGCTTGAATCGGTGTTGACGATGATGTTCCCGGCTGGCAAGGTCAAACGCGGCAAGTTCTACATCGGTGACATCCTAGGCAGCCCCGGCGACAGTCTCGAGATTGTGCTCACCGGTGACAAGGCGGGGCTTTGGACCGATCGAGAAAACGGCTCTGGCGGCGATCAGTACGATTTGATTGGTGGCCACTTCGGCATCAACGTCCAAACTGACTTCCCCGCAGTGCTGGCCAGGGCAGCCGACTTGGCTGGCGCGGCAACGTCCATCCCGGCGCGCAAGCGCAAGGTTGAGGCGCCCACTGACGATCTGGGTAAGGCCACTGCCAAGTGGGACTATGTTGATGCCGTCGGCAAACTCATCGCCATCGTGTATCGCTATGACCCGCCAGGTCAGAAGAAAGAGTTTCGGCCCTGGGATGTCAAACGAAAGAAGGCAGCACCTCCGAATCCGCGTCCTCTGTACAACCAAAGCGGCATGCTCAATTCCGATCAAGTGGTCTTGGTCGAGGGTGAAAAGTGCGCCAAAGCCTTGATCGATGCTGGCGTTTGCGCCACCACCGCCATGTTCGGCGCCAACGCGCCGGTTGACAAGACTGATTGGTCGCCATTGGCGGGCAAGGCGGTGATCATCTGGCCGGACAAAGACAAGCCGGGCTGGTCCTATGCAGAAAACGCGGCACAGGCCATCCTAATGGCCAAGGCGACCAGCTGCGTCATTCTGTATCCACCGGAGGGCACACCAGACGGATGGGACTGCGCAGATGCGCTGATCGAGGGCATGGATGTCCACGACATTGTGGTCAACAGCCCTTACATGACCATGCACTTGCCCGACCTTGGATCGCACCACCAAGGCAAAGAAGCGTCCGATCAGCAAGGAGATGACCCGGAGCCGACGGTGTGGGGCACGGAAGACGCATTGGCCGTGAGCTTTACCCGCAGGTACCAAAACGACTGGCGATACGTTGCGGCGTGGGGCAAATGGCTGGTCTGGGATGGTCAGCGTTGGAGGAGTGAAGACACGCTGGCGGCATCTGACCTGGTGCGCCACGTCTGTCGCTTCGCCTCCCTGAAATCGAAGAACCCAAAACTTGCAGCCAAATTGGCGGCATCAAGCACCATTGGCGGCGTCGAGCGACTGGCACGATCTGACCGTAGGCATGCCGGAACCACGGATGAGTGGGACGCCGATGTGTGGGCGCTCAACACACCAGGCGGTGTAGTCGATCTGCACACCGGCAGCATGCGGTCGCACCAGCGCAGTGACCGCATGACAAAAATCTGCACCGCCACACTGCACGCGGGCAACGGCTGTCCGCACTGGTTGGCGTTTCTGGCTGGTGTGACAGGTGGCGACGAGGCGCAGATTCACTATCTGCAAAAGGTCTTCGGCTACTGCTTGACTGGCTCCACCCAAGAGCACGCGCTGTTCTTTCTCTATGGCACCGGTGCCAACGGCAAGTCGGTATTCATTAATGTGCTCACAGCCATTTTGGGTGACTACGCGGCCAACGCGCCGATGGACACTTTCATGGAATCCAGAGGCGACCGTCATCCGACTGACCTGGCGGGACTGCGTGGGGCGCGCCTGGTCTCGGCCACCGAAACAGAGCAGGGTCGACGCTGGAATGAGTCCAAGATTAAGGAGATCACCGGCGGTGACGCCGTCTCCGCGCGTTTCATGCGTCAGGACTTCTTCACCTTCTTTCCTCATTTCAAACTGCTGGTTGCCGGCAATCACAAGCCGGCCATCCGCAACATTGATGAGGCCATG